CTACCAGGGCGCTGCGTCTGCTACGGGCCCCCGGGGCGCTGCGTCTGCTACGGGCGACCAGGGCGCTGCGTCTGCTACGGGCGAAGCGGGAGTCGCACTTGCGGCAGGGTTTGGCTGCAAGGCAAAGGGAGCGCTTGGGTGTGCAATCTGTGTGGTAGAGCGCGGTAATTGGGACGGAGAGACGTATCCTATTATCAACATCAAAGCAGCGATTGTAGACGGGGACATCATTAAGGCAGATACCTACTATATGCTGATAAATGGAGCGTTTGTCGAGGCATAAAAAGCGCCGCCAGAGAGGGGGGTTAGGATTGGACGTTAAACGATTTCGCCTGACCAACGGGTTAAAGGTCAAGGAGATGGTGGGCGTGCTCAGGGCGGAGTATCCGAGGTACAGCAAGATCACCCACAGCATGGTCGAGAATCCAGCCAGCTACGGAGTGAAGCTCTTGCCAGAGGCGGAGCAGGTGTTGCGCGATATGCTGGAGCGGCCAGACCACCGCACAGGAGATCGGCACCGTAACAGGTATCGGTTGTCTTGCCGGTTGACAGAGAGCCGGTACAGCGCGGTTAAACAGGCGATAGAGGCAGACGGCAGGTGGCCCACTGTGCAGGCGTGGCTCGACTGGTGGATCTACGTCTGGCTCAAAGGACAAGAAAAAGCCGCCCTCCGCGGTGCGAACACGGAAGACGGCAACAAAGAAAATATCCCTACGGATAATCTATCACAGAAAGGCGGTGGTGTCAATGCTGGAACATCCTGATGTGGCGGAAGCCCGGCGCAGCGGATGGCCCCGAGGGGCGGCGCAGGAGAATCAGGACAGCCCGGAGTGGAGGGCGGGATATGCGGAGGAGCACTTCTCCGATTTTCTGAGCTTTGCCCAGGCGGGCCAACCTGATATCCTGGATGAATTTATTGCGCACTACCGTTGGGAATACAAAAGCTGGCTGAACTGAGGAGGGGTAAAGTGAACATTTACGAAAAAATAGCATCCATTATGGGGGATATCCAGTATCTCGCAAAGGACGACAAGGTGGAGTTTAACAAGACCAGCTATCGCGCGTTGTCGGAAGAAAAAGTAACCTCTATCATGCGTGCGGAGCTGCTGAAGCACAAATTGGTCGTGTACCCAGTGGCCCAGACCACGAATCGTGCGGGCACGATTACCCACGTAGATGTGACGTATCGGATGGTCAATGTGGAGGACCCCAAGGAATACATAGAGATCGCCTCTTGCGGAGACGGCGCGGACACGCAGGATAAGGGGAGCGGGAAGGCGATGACGTATGCCTTTAAGTACATGTGGCTTAGGACCTTTGCATTGCCGACCGGAGAGGACCCTGACAAGATTTCCAGCGCGGAGCTGGACGAGAAAGAGAAAAAGCCCGGAAACCGCGTCCCGCCGGATGGCGATATGCCTGTGTACTGTGAGGAGTGTGGCGCCCGTTTCCCCGACTACTGGGACGGGGTGCAGCTCATTAAGGCGGCGGTCAAGGCGGATGTCCAGCGGCAGAAATACGGAGGTCGGGCATTGTGCTCAAAGTGTGGTAGAGTGGAGAGCAACCGCAGGGCGGATGCTGGCGCATGATACTGACCTGTGACAAGGCCCGTTGGTATGAGGACAGTGAGGGGTTTTGGGCGGCGTTCCGCACACGGGACCGGGCGTCTGCCGCCAAGATAGCCGAGCAGATGGACGGCGCTTGGGTGGTGGAGGCCAGAAAACAGCCACGGAGGCGCAGTCTGGATGCTAACGCCTACCTGTGGGTGCTGCTGGACAAACTTGCGGCGGCATTAGGCCAGACCAAGGAGGAGCTGTACCGGGGGTTTATCAGGGAGATTGGGGTCTTCCGGGATTTCCACCTTGCGCCGGAGGAGGCAACCACCTTCGAGGTGGCATGGTCCCGCCTGGGCACCGGGTGGATCACAGAACAGGTTGACTATACCCATGATGGGGAGCAGGTGGTCATCCGGGCCTATTACGGCAGCAGTCAATACAACACCAAACAGATGACCCGCCTCATCCGCAGCGTGGCAGAGGAGTGCAAAGCGCAAGACATAGAGACGATGACACCGGAGGAGCTGGCTGGTCTGATGGACCGCGGGGAGGCTGGATGATGGATAGCATTCTACAGGGCGATACGCGAGAGTGCTACATCACAGGAGCAATAGAGGGACTTCACAGACATCATATTTATTTCGGCAATCCTAACCGCAAAATCAGCGAGGCAAACGGTTTCTGGGTATGGCTCCGCTGGGACTGGCACAATGGGGCCGAGTATGGAGTACATTTTAACCGGGATTTGGACTTGAGGCTTAAGCGGGAGTGCCAAGAGAAATACGAGGAGACCCACAGCCGGGATTCATTCCGCCGGCTGATCGGGAAAAGTTATTTGTAGGGGGATTAAGCATGCTCAATAATGTCGCTCTAATGGGGCGTCTCGTCAGGGACCCGGAACTGCGGCGCACGCAAACCGGGACCGCCGTGTCATCGTTTACACTGGCCGTGGACCGGGACTTCAAGGACAAGGAGACCGGGGAGAAGAAGGCGGACTTCATCAATGTGGTCGCCTGGCGCTCCACCGCCGAGTTTGTCTCCCGGTATTTCACCAAGGGCCGTATGGCCGTCGTGGAAGGCCGTCTCCAGATCCGGGATTACACGGACCGGGACGGCAATAAGCGCACCGCCGCAGAGGTAGTGGCCGGCAACGTCTATTTTGGCGACTCCAAGCGGGACGCAGAGGGCGGCGGCTACGGCGGATATGCTGCGCCTCAACAACCGGGAGACGGATTCGCCGAGTTGGAGGACGATGACAACTCACTCCCATTTTAAGGGAGGGCAAAAATGAAACGGGACCAATTTACGTTTTACAGGAGCTATTACGAGGCCCTTAAAACGCTGTCTCTCAGGGACTTCAAGGCGGCGGTCTTGGCGATCTGTGCGTATGCGCTGGACGGAGAAGCGGAAGAGCTCTCAGGAGTGCCTAACACTGTTTTTACGCTGATCCGCCCAACATTGGATACAGGGCGGAACAAGGCCGCAAACCGTAAGAACAAAGCAAGAACAAATCAGGAACAAACCAACAACAAAACGGAACAAACCTGTAAGGAGGGGGAGAGAGAGGGAGAGGTAGAGAGAGAGGTAGAGGTAGAGAGAGAGAACGATAGTTTAAAAATATCTCCCCCTGTCGGGGGAGATACAAAAGCCGCCGCCGTCATTGCCGATTACTTGGACCGGGTAAACCCGGCTGCCTCCCCGGCGTCGCTGGAAGAGCTGAGCGGGTATGCCCGGCGCATGGGAGAGGCGGTATGCAAGCGGGCGTTTGACGTTGCGCTGGACAGCAAAAAGGCCACATGGCCGTACATACGGGCCATTTTGAGGGACAAAGAGGCCAGAGGGGTGAAATGCCTGGCAGACTGGGACAGGCTCGAAAAGGCCGAACGTCCATCCACCGGCAAAGGCAAGGGCCCCAAAAGCGGGTATTACGGGGGCACTGGCGATGATGCGGAGAAAATCGAAGGCGATCTGGACTGGATGGAACGATATCTGGAGGCGAAAAAGCAGGATGAGCGGGAAAATGAGCCGTGAAAAGGGCAAGCGAGGAGAACGGGAATGGGCGCGCTGCTGCCGGGACAACGGGTATGATTGCCGCCGCACCAGCCAGTATTGCGGACAGTCTGGAGACGCCTCTGATGTTGTGGGCCTGCCCGGTATCCACCAGGAGGTCAAACGGGTGGAGCGCCTTGACCTGTACGGGGCTATGCTCCAGGCCAAGAGAGACGCAAAGCGTGGGGAGATACCGATTGTGGCGCATCGGAAAAATGACCACAGGTGGGTCGTTATCATGGACGCCGAGGATTGGTTTGCGCTCTACGGCGCGTGGGAGATGGAGCGGTGAAAGATTACCTTGGTTTTTGGGGAGACCGACCGGGGCAGACACCGGCTGACGAGATCAAGGGCGCTCACAGGCCATGGCTGGAGGCGGACAAGCCCTATGAGGCTTACCACCAGGCAGAACCGCAAGAGAGCATTGACCGGTGTCTAACATGCAAAATCCGGAGGAGGTATTGCCACGGCAATGGCGTCGGATGCAAAGACTACGAGACACGCGGCGGGTCAAACCGAGGGAGAAAGAGGGCGGCAGGATGACCTGGAAGATGATCGAGGGCTACCGATGCCCTTATCGCATCAGCGACCAGGGAGAGGTGCAGAGGCAAACGAAGGATGGGCGTTGGGTACGGGTGAGTGCTCATCTGTCACGAAACCGGGCCTATCTGACACTCAGAAAGGCTGACGGTATTCCGCAGAAAGTGGCGGTGGTGCGGCTTATGGATACCTACTTCTTTGGGGGCAGGGCAAAACGGGATAACATGCACCTCATGCACAAAAACGGGGCCAAGATGGACTGCGCAGTTGAAAATCTGGTCATCACCACTAAGAAGGAGATCGGGAAGCACTGGGGCGGCACCGGGAGGCGAAAGGCAGTTGTGCGGCGCGACCGGAACGGCGCGGAGACGATGTACAAAAGTATAACTGCTGCGGCAAAGGCAAACGGAATTAGCAGGACTGGGCTATGCAGGCGGCTCAACGGTAAGACACAGGACCCAAGAGGGTATCGATTTGAGCGGCTGGATTAGCATGGACATCGCCGTGCTTTGTGTGCAGCTCGGCAATCTTCATGTGGCGGAAACGACACGGGCTGGTATCCCGTGTTAGGCGGAAAGGAGAGCTTGCGGATGTACATTGTGAGCGCGAATCAGTCCCAGGTGGTTGATTCGGCTTTTGTGGAGCGTTTTGTCCTGGTTGAGAAGCCAGATGCGGTGATCTTAGCGGCAAGTTACAACGACACGCGCCTGCCTGTGACCCTGACCAAGTTCTGCACGATGAGCGAGGCACGCAATACCCTGTTAGACCTCGCAAACGCATTGGGCGGCGGCCAGACGGTATACCATCTACAGGACTATCTGGCGGATGGAAGCATGACCTGGAAGCGGGATGCGCGGGTCAAAAGGAGAGGAGGGTCCTGATGGACATTGATAAACTGATTGAGGCTGTGAGACTGTGCGGCAGCTCGCCAACAATCTATCAGTGCGAGGCGTGTGCCTACTATACGGGCGGAGATATGGGGGCGTGTATACCGGAGATGACGGCACAGGCCCTTGGCACCACGCCAGACCGCCTCCGAGAGCTGGCCCAGGCGGACCGGGAAAAGAACGACCCGTTGACGCTGGACGAGCTGCGGGGGATGCGCGGGAAATGGGTCTGGGTTGTATCTCCAGACAAAGATTTGACCGTGTCCGCATGGGCATACGTTGGGGCAAATCATGTGTTTACATACTGGGAGTATGATAATGACGAACTGGTCGGGCGTGTGGTATACAACCTGTGCGACTATGGAGCTTGGATTGCCTACCGCAACCCGATTAAAACGGTTATGCCGGGGGAGGAACAGCATGGAGTGTAAATGCGCAAAATGCGGAGAAGTACGGGAAATCGTCTGTAGAGTAGATGGTGAGCCGTGGTGTGAGGAGTGCTTGTACAAAGCGTTGGGATTGATATTGGACAAAGCGTTGGGATTGATAGAGGAGGCAAAGCAGGCCAAACATGGACATCGGACTCATTGATGTGGATGGTCACAGTGGGTTCCCCAATTTGGCGTTGATGCATTTGTCCGCATGGCACAAGGCGAGAGCCGACGCTGTGGAGTGGTGGGATGGGTTTAAAACCTACGACCGGGTATACATGAGCAAGGTATTTACGTTTTCATCGGACGTGGAGACCGTCATCCGGGCGAATGAGGTGATCCGTGGCGGTACCGGGTACAAGGACTATGGCAGTCTGCCGCCGGAGATAGAGGCAACCTCACCGGATTACAGCATGTATCCACACGTAACGCATGCGGTCGGATTTTTGACAAGAGGTTGCATCCGTAATTGTCCGTGGTGTATTGTGCCACGCAAAGAGGGGGAGATACGCCCGGCCTCCACCTGGGAGGAGATCAAGCGGCCTGACAGCCGTGACCTGGTGCTATTGGACAACAATGTCCTGGCCCATCCGCATGGCCTGGAGCAGATCGATAAGATGGGGCATGCGCAGGTACGGGTAGATTTTAATCAGGGTTTGGACGCCCGGCTAATTACGCCGGAGATTGCCAGACTGTTGTCAAGGCTGCGGTGGATACGGTTTGTGCGCCTGAGCTGCGACACGGCGTCTATGCTCCCGGTGATCGAGCAGGCGGCGGCCTATATGAGGGAGGCGGGGATTGCACCGTCACGATTTTGGTGCTACATGCTGGTGAAGGATGTGGACGAGGCACACCGGCGTGCGCTGGCACTGGACAAGCTTGGCATTACCCCGTTTGCGCAGCCGTACAGGGATTATGACGGCGGTGAGCCGACTACAGAGCAGCGCAGGTTCGCGCGATGGGTCAATATGCGGGCCGCGTTTAAGTCGTGTAAATGGGAGGACTTTAGAGGGTGATCATCTTGACAGATCATATTAGCAATCAGCATGCCAAAGCCGACGCCGGAAAGCCGCGCCCCACGCTGGTACCGGTCTCGCTGATCGAGGCCGTGGCAGCGGTACGCATGTTTGGGTGCGCCAAGTACCACGATCCGGACAACTGGCGTCAGGTTGAGCCGCAGCGCTACAGGGATGCTTTGTACCGGCACTGGTTGGCTTATCTCAAAGGCGAGCAGTGCGATCAGGAGAGCGGATTGCCTCACCTGTGGCATTTGGCCTGCAATGCGGCGTTTTTGATCGAGATGGAGGGAATGCTATCAGAGGGGAGAAAAGCCGCCCCTGTGATGGGGCGGCTTGGTGCGGGGGGGATGCGCGGTAGAGCGCACATTACAGCAGCTCCCTCACATCCACGCCCAGCGCGTCCGCAAGGGCCAGGGCATTGGTAAGGGTGACGTTGCCCATCTTACCCTCGCCCTGCTCGATGCGCTGGATCTGTCTTTTATTGACGCCGGACCGCGCTGATAGCTCGTCGAGGCTCATGTGCTCACGGCGGCGGGCCCACTCCAGATTTGTGATTGGCTTATTGCGGCAGTCGTGTCCGTAAGACACCAGGGAGCAGACGGTGCAGTCGCCGTCTGCCCGGATGCAGTCTCCATATTTCCGTCTCATTTGATCACCTGGTTGTAGTATCCGTGCTCACCGTCGTTACCGAGCCGCTCCACGTCATCCAGACTATATCCCCTAAAATACTTGATTTGAGGTGGAACTCCCAGGCCGGGGAGGTCATGGTGATGCTTGTACAGGTAACGCATAAGCTGTATTTTGACAGGCTCGGTTAAGTCATCCGGGATGCCGCCAGGCGCGGAAGCGTCCAAGTGGAGATATCCATCTTGGGCTTTGCGGTCATCGGACACGACATCCCATCCGTCCTCAGAAAACTTGACTACTGCTTTCCCGCCGAAGTAGGACATAGCGATAAGAGTGATTTCATTGGCTTTTTCCATTTTACATCCTCCTTTTTTGTTGCCATCGTGAGTTTCGGGGTGAGATTTCTGTTTTTAGATTTCGCTTTGCCATGCTTCAAATTTTGCGATCATCGTATCATCTGATACTCTGTAATATTCCACGACAATCCTCAAGTCCCCGGTCCCAGTGGCGGGCTCAACTTTCTCCCACCAGTCCCAGCCAAAGTCTCCTTGTACGTCCTCCTCGGCGGCTACGTCTACAAGCTTGTCGCTGTATATCTCCTCGTAGTTATATCCGCTTCCGTCAACCCACTCTTTAATCGTGATAACTTCTCTTACTTCCATTTTTTTCTCCTTCTGCCCTCGTAACCTCCGGGGTGGGACGTTTCCTGCGTTAATATTGCCAGGTGATTTTTTGCTCGTTATCCATATCGACCCAAGCAAGTTTATAGGTCTTCTGGAGGTCATCTCCATGATAGCCGCTAACCGTGACATATACCCGGTGCTTCCCGTAGTTTTTCCACTCGCGCGCGTCCAACTTGTAGCTGTCATAGTAGCTCATAATTTTTTCCGCTTTACCCGTCAGGGTCTCGATAGTCTCATCCGTCAATCCGTATTTCTCCATTTTTGCTCCTCCTAATTTTGATTTGCCCGGTCCCTTGCTGTGATTATATTATACGCCAATATTACCTAGTTGTCAATACAAAATGCTAAAATTATCTGATATTTTTTTAGGAGGGGTGGCCGTTGGATGAGTTTCCTGAGAGGCTGAGGAGGCTGAGGGAGAGCAGGCGTCCAGTACGGAGTATGACGGTGACATCACAGTTGATGGGGCTAAGCCCTGACGCTTTGCGTAAATATGAGAGGGGTGAGGTAGAGCCCAAAATGACCGCTCTAAAATTGATCGCGGCATATTATAACATTAGCCTAGATGAACTTTGTAAGGGGGGGATGAATAAACCTTAAATTTTTATAATCTCACAGAAAATATTGCGCACTCATAAAGTTTTATGAGCGGAAACCAGCATCTATGCGACAATGGGAGCGTGGGGGCGAATGCCTCCCGCTCCCTCTCCATTTCCTCCTTTCCCATCGCCGGGCCTCCCTCCCGGCAACGGCCCGCAGGCAAAGCCGTAAACCTGCAACATAGCCCGTAAGGGCTATATGCCGCCCTTACCCGCATGAGGATATGGACGGCCCTATGGATGTGCCCCGAGCTGCGGCGGGTGGCCCGCAGCAAATCAGGAGAGGGCGGGGAGCGGGGTCCGCTCTCTCCTCAATAAAATGAAACTATATGAGAGGTGGCGATTATGGCTGCACGGCTGACAGATAGGCAGAAAAAGAAAATAATTGCTGACTATATGGCCGTTGAAAGCTATAACGCTGTCGCTAAGATGAATGGAGTGTCGAAAGACACAGTAAAGCGAATCATCCAGAATTGCGAAAATTTCGCCCAAAAAGCGCAACAGAAAAAAGAGGACAATACCGCCGACATTATAGCGTACATGGAAAAGCAACGTGGTGTGGTGTGTGAGATCATCGGCAAGGGCTTGAACGCGCTGAACACGCCGGAGAAGCTGGCAGAGGCAACACCAGCCCAGATCACCACGGCAATCGGCACTCTGATCGATAAGTGGACGGCAATCAGCGGCGGGCCGGGAGAGGTAGCGAAAGAGGACGGGCTCAGCCAGAGTCTGAGAGAATTGGCTGAGGAGTTGGAGAGCGATGATTAGCGCAAAGCAGAAGAAAATTCTCGCCTTCCCCTATTCCAAGTACGACGCCCTTATCTGCGACGGCGCGGTTCGTTCCGGCAAGACCTCTATCATGATGTGGGCATTTGTGGACTGGGCCATGCGGGAGTTTTCCGGCCAGCGGTTTGGCATTTGCGGTAAGACGGTGGACAGCGCAAGCAAGAATATTATCGTGCCGTTTATCGCCATGACGCTGGCAAAGGAGCGGTACACCATCCGCTGGCGGAGGTCGGAGAAGATTCTGGAAGTCCGCCGGGGAGCTGTGACGAACTGGTTCGAGGTGTTCGGCGGAAAGGACGAGAGCAGCGCCGCCCTCATTCAGGGCCGGACGCTGGCGGGTGTTCTGCTGGACGAGGTGGCGCTGATGCCGGAGAGTTTCGTCAACCAGGCGCTGGCCCGGTGTTCAGTCGCCGGGGCGCGGCTGTGGTTCAGTTGTAACCCGGACAATCCCAATCACTGGTTTTACAAGGAGTGGATACAGAGACGGGAAGCACACAACGCACTGTATCTGCACTTCTCCATGGATGACAACCCATCACTGTCCGAGGAAACAAAGGCCCGGTATCACAGCATGTATTCCGGCGTGTTTTACGAGCGGTATGTGCTGGGGCAGTGGGTGCTGGCCGAGGGATTGATTTACCCGATGTTCGGACCAAATTGCATTACAGAAGAGACACCGGAGAGCGGCGTGTATTATATCTCCATCGACTATGGCACACTGAATCCGTTTTCCGCTGGCCTGTGGTGTGTGACGGACAAAGAGGCGGTGCGCATCCGGGAATATTACTACTCCGGACGGGATACGCAGCAGTCCAAGACGGACGAGGAATATTACATGGATCTGGAGCGGCTGGCCGGTGAGCTTCCGATAGAAACAGTGGTTATTGACCCGTCTGCTGCGTCTTTTATCGAGACCATCCGCAGGCATGGCCGGTTTTCGGCGAGAAAGGCGAAAAACGATGTAGTCAATGGGATTGTGACCACGTCACGCTACCTGAAAAACGGGAAAATCAAGGTGCATTCCTCCTGCAAGGATGCAATACGGGAGTTTGGCCTTTACCGCTGGGATGACAAGGCCCAGGAGGATAAGCCAATCAAGGAGAATGACCACGCTATGGACGAAACCCGCTATATGGCGGAGACAATTCTGAGACATAAATTTGCGGTTGACGATGGGGAAAGGCCGATACTGCCGCTGTAAGGTGGGTTGAGATGCTGACATACCAGAATTTTTTAGAAATCAAAGATGACGCCAAACGGCGGACAGACTTTGTGCTGAACGTCATCAACGAGCACAGGTCGAATCGGATGTACAAGACAGCTGTGGCCGCCGATGAATACGACGCCGAGCGGAATGTAACGATTTTGGAGTTTGTGCGGACGCTGTTTTCTGCAAACGGGCAGAAGCTGACGGACGAGACGGCGTCCAATATGAAGTTGACCAGCAACTATTTTGCCCGGCTGAATACTCAACGGTGTACCTACAGCCTGGGCAATGGGCTGACCTTTCAGGAATCGTCTGTGAAAAAGAAGCTGGGCCCGGATCCGGACAAAAAGCTTAAGGACGCCGGGTATTATGGCATGATTCACGGGGTTTCATTTCTGTATTGGGCCTATGACCACATCCACACATTCAAGCTGACGGAATTTGCCCCATTGTGGGATGAACAGACCAGCGACCTGGGCGCGGGCGTCAGGTTCTGGCAGATAAGCCCGGACAAGCCCATACACGCGGTGCTGTACTCGCCGGATGGGTATATCGAGTATGAAAGCGAAACCGGCGGATCCACGAATCTGGCCCCCAAGACGGACAACTTTATCCCATACCGCATGACAGTGCAGACAACCCCGGCGGTGGGCGGGGACGTGGAAACGGCCCACAATTACGCTTCTCTCCCGATTATTCCACTGTGGGGAAGCCGCTTACATCAAAGTACGCTTGTCGGTATGCGGTCAAAAATCGACGCTTATGACAGCGTGCTGAGCGGATTCGCAAACGATATGACCGACTGTGCACAAATCTACTGGATTGTCAATAACGCCGGCGGCATGACGGAAAACGACCTGGCAAAATTCCGTGAGCGGCTGCTATACCGTCACATCGCCAATGTGAACGGGGACGACGGAGTCAGCATCACGCCGTACACCCAGGAGATTCCATACAATGCCCGAAAAGCGCTGTTAGAGCAACTGCATGGACAGATCTACAGCGATTTCGGGGCGTTGGACACCAAGAGCATTTCTGCGGCGGCAAAAACGGCCACAGAAATCAACGCCGCCTATCAGCCGCTGGATGAGAACGCAGACGATTTTGAGTATCAGGTCATCGACGCGGTGCAGAAGCTGCTGGCCCTCCAGGGCGTGGACGCTGAAAAAGCGACGCCGCAGTTCAAGCGCAACCGGGTGGCCAACCAGCTGGAACAGACCCAGATGGTGATGACGGCGGCCAACTATCTGGACGATGAGGCGGTGTTGAACCATCTGCCCTGGCTGACGCCGGAAGAAGCGGACGAGCTGCTGAAGCGCAAGGCGGCGGAGGAACTGGACAGAAGTATTGTGGAGCAAGATGCGCTTGAGGATGGTGTGACCGATGGCGACGAGGAACCGGAAGCCTGACGAAGGCCACCGCCTGACCGATATAGAGCTTGCCAAGCTGGAACGGCGCATTTCTTCTGTCTATGGCGATGCCGAGAAGGAACTGCAAAAGACCATTGACGATTACTTTGAAAGCTTTGCCAAGCGGGATAAAGAGATGCAAGACCTGATTGGCACCATCCAGAATGGAAAGGAATGGACGCAGGCCGACTATCAGCAATGGCGTCTGGCCCAGATAGGCCGTGGGGAGCGTTTTAAGGCCCTGCGCGACAAGGTGGCCCAGCGGTATACCCAGGCAAATGAAACGGCTGTGAGCTACGTTAATGACGCTACGCCGGGTATTTACAGCCTGAACCGCAATTATGCCGCATACACCATTGAGAGCGTTGCCGGAGACGTTGGCTTTGACCTGTGGGACGAGCAGACGGTGAAGCGGCTGATTGTGGAACAACCTGATCTGATGCCTTACTACCCGCCGAAGCGGGCGGTAAAGCGGGGTATTGACCTGGCATATGGCAAAAAGCAGATCACGGCCAGTGTAACCAGTTCTATTCTCCAGGGCGAGAGCATTAAGCACATGGCGGACGATTTGCAAAGCCGTATCTCCACCATGAGCCGTGACAGCGCTATCCGGACGGCCCGGACAGCAGTCACCGGAGCGCAGAACGCCGGGAGAATGGACAGCTATGTTGCCGCCGCAAAAATGGGAATTAAAGTCCAAAAAAAGTGGGTTGCGACGAAAGATTTTAGGACAAGGCACGATCATGGGATGGCAGATGGACAAATTGTAGAATATGACAAGCCATTTATTATTGGCGGTTATAAAATGATGTTTCCAGGGGACAGTTCCATGGGCGCATCTGGACACGAAATCTATAATTGCAGATGCAGAATGGTTTCCGGCACAGATTTGGACCTTGAAGCAGAGCCGCGCCAAATGCGAGTTAGAGATGCAAACGGCAGGAACGTTTTGGTTAATGAGATGACGTTTGCAGAATGGCAGGAATGGGTGAAAAGCCGTGGAAATTGAGTTTACAGACAATAGCGGGAAAGTCCTAGAAGAATTTAAAGAGGCCTGTCTGCGCGCTCTGGAACGATGTGGAATGAAAGCGGAAAGCTATGCGGTTGATCTTGCCCCGGTTGATACTGGTAATTTGCAACAGCATATTACCCACAAAGTTGATGAGAGCGAACCAGCTGTATACATAGGAACGAATGTTGAGTACGCCGCCTACGTTGAATTAGGCACTGGCGAACATTACCCCGGAGGACGGCCCACGCCCTGGGTGTACCAGGACACAAAGGGAAACTGGCATTGGACAAAAGGCAATCCGGCCCAGCCGTTTATCAAGCCCGCTGTGGCAGACCACGGGCAGACATACCAGAAAATTATTGAGGACGAGCTAAAAGACGGATAAAAATCCGCCCCCGAAGGGGCGGCGGGAATCATCCGACACTCAACCTGGACAGCAGGCCTTCTTGCAATACCTGGGAACAGTTGATGCCCCGTTTATCCGCAAGGTCTGCCATCCAGGACGGAAGAGATACATTTTTTCGGACGGCCCTTGTGTCGGTGGCGGCGCGGTATGCAAGGGTGTCAACCTGAATGAGAGACAGCACATCGGTTGGTTCATGCTCCAACGCGGCCTGTGGAGTGGCACTTGGAATGGGAAGAGATTTATCTTCCGCCACTACAAGCCAACCGGAGGCGGCATCGGTGATTTGCTCAATAGCGTCTTCGATGCTGTCTCCTGTGGTGACGCAGCCGGGAAGGTCGGGAATACGGACGTACAGTTCGGTTCCATCCTCTGTGGGGGTAAAGATCGCGGTATAGGTATATTTCATAATAGCCTCCATGATAGCAAGGAGGTCAAGGGGCTTTATTAGCCCCTATCCCTCCGGTTTTGTTTGATTTCCTTGCGTATGTATCGGAGCGTATTTTCGGTGAACTTGTGGCGCTTGACGGGGATGGAGCATTTCAATCCTGGATTGTAGTAGATGTCGTGGTTGGTTCCGTGCCGCTCGAATCTGTATCCGCCTTTGTCAAGCTCTTGAATCGCCTGATCTCTTGGAGTCATAGCGCACCTCCCTTATGATTTTATTATACACAGTTTTACACAAAAGTCAACAGAAAATACTCAAAAATACACAATATTTTATTTTGGTAAACACCGCAGAGAACAGCGGTTTTTATACAACGTTCGCCCCCAAAGAACCGGGGCCAAAGAAAAGGAGAACGATATATGGCACTCACACGCAAGCTTTTGAAGGGCATGGGTCTGACGGACGAACAGGTCGACACCATCATTGAAGCCCATACCGACACCGTGGACGGCCTGAAAGCCGATGTGGAAAAGTACAAGGGCGACGCGGAAAAGCTGCCCACCGTCCAGAAGAAATTGGACGATTTGAAAGCCGCAGGGGACGGCGGCTACAAAGAGAAGTACGAAAAGGAGCACAAGGCCTTTGAGGGCTTCAGGAAGGAGCGTGAAGCCAAAGATACCCGGGCGGCCAAGGAACAGGCGGTCATGGAGTATTTGAAAAGCAAGAACGTACAGGACACCAATCTGAAACTTGCCCTTCGGAGCCTGTCGGCGGAAATCGACGGGGCCGAACTGGAAAACGGCAAGCTGAAGGACAGCAAGGCCTTTGACGACCTGCTGAGCGGCGAACTGAGCGGTCTGGTGACCACGACCACGGAAAAAGGCACCGGCAATCCGGCAACCCCGCCCGCAAACAACGGAAAGGTCATGACAAAGGCGGATATTTACAAAAAGGACGACAAGGGCCGCTATGTAATGTCCGCCGCCGAGCGCCAGAAGGCGCTGATGGAAAATCAAATTACCTGAAAGGAATGAACTAAAAAATGGCTGCAACGAAAGTTGAGACCCTTACCAACCCTCGCGATTCCCTGCCCAACGTTTATACCAATGTGACGGCCCGGGAAGTGGATTTTGTCACCCGGTTCGACGACAACTGGGACGCCCTGCGGAACATCCTGGGCATTATGCGCCCCATCCGCAAGGCCCCCGGCTCTCAGCTGATCTCTTACACCGCCGACGTGACCCTGGAGGACGGCGACGTTGACCCCGGCAATGTGATCCCCTACAGCAAGGCCACCATTACCCAGGTGACCAAAGCGAACCTAGCCATCAAGAAGTACGCCAAGGCCGTCCCCATTGAAGATGTGGACAAGTACGGTGCGGAGATCGCTGTGGAGAAGAGCGATGACGCCTTCCTGACCAAACTGCAGAACGTGGTGCTGGGTGACTTCTACACCTTCCTGAATACCGGCTCCCTGACCGGCACTGCCGCCACTTGGCAGGCCGCGCTTGCAAAGGCCCAGGGCGAAGTGCTGAACAAGTTCGCCGCTATGGCGAAGGATGTCACCTCTGTGGTGGGCTTTGCCAACATCTTGGACGCCTACGACTATCTGGGTTCTGCGGATATTACCGTGCAGACCCAATTCGGCATCAACTACATCAAGGACTTCATGGGCTACTCCACTCTGTTTCTGCTGCCTGCCAGCGTCTCCGGCAACACTGGTATTGCCCGGAACAAGGTGCTGGCAACTCCGGTGGAGAACATCGACCTGTACTACGCGGACCCCGGCGACAGCGAGTTTGCCCGGCTTGGTCTGAACTACACCGTGCAGGGCGAGACCAACCTGATCGGCTTCCACGCCCAGGGCAACTACAGCACCGCCGTTGGCGAGACTTACGCCATCATGGGCATGAAGCTGTGGGCCGAGTACCTGGACGGCATTGCCAATATCACGGTATCCTCGGGAAACTGAGCGCGCGCCTTTCGGGGCTGACGATTGGCGCGCTGGCATTGACGCCAGCGTTTGACAGTGACACGGCGTCCTATACAGCCACTACCAGCAACGCCACCAACACGGTTACGGCCACGCCGGAGGACGAAAACGCAGAAGTTACCATCCTGAACGGTGAAACGGAAGTGGAGAACGGTACGGCGGCGACTTGGGCGACTGGTGAAAACACATTGACAATCAATGTGAAGAACGGCAGCACGGAAAAGACCTATACCGTGGTTGTCACGAAGTCTTAAATAGGAGGGCAGCGTAATGCTTGAACAGGTTTTGCGGCATCTGAATAACTGGTTTTTAGCGCCGGGTGGTATCCACGAGGATACCTATACCATACAGGACGGCGGCGTTGCGCTGCCCTTCCTGAAAAATGGTCAGTATTTCCGCATCTGTGGCAGCGTGTTCAATGAAGGGTTGCACCAGTATCCGGCGTATGCGCTGACGGATGAGACCTTTGCGGGCGCCGTGTGGTCGCTGGCGGTGCCCAAAGCGGTGGTGGAGCTGGCCGGAGAGATCGCGGAGTGGGAAAAGAAGAATGGGGCGGCGGCAAAAAGTCCGTACCAGTCGGAGAGTTTCGGAGGGTACAGCTATTCAAAGTCAGCCTCCGTGTCCAGCGCGTCCGGCGGAATAAACGGCTGGCAAGACGCATTCAGAAGCCGCCTGAACGATTGGAGGAAGCTATGAGCCTGTTAGACGATTTTGCACGGCCCTGCGTGCTGCTGGAAAAGACGAGGCAGCCAGACGGCGAGGGCGGATATACCGTCGAATGGACGGACGGCGCGGAGTTCCAGAACTATCAGGCGCTGGACACCACCATGGAGGCCCGGATCGCGGAAAAGCAGGGCGTCACCAGCGTGTATTCCGCCCTGGTGGACAAGGCGGTTCCAATTGAGTACAACGACTATTTCCGGGATACCTCCACGGGGCAGACCTACCGGGTAACCTCCAATCCCAGTGAAAAAGAGGCCCCCAAGTCCGCCACGTTCTCCCTGAAGTTCTTCACTGCGGAGAGAAAGGAGCTGCCCACATGAAAGTAAATGTTTTGGGCGCTGAATATAGCGTGACTGTGACGAATGAAGTAAAAGAACCACGCCTGACAAATAAAGATGGGTTCTGCGACGAAACAACCCATGAGATATTTGCTGAGGACTACACCGGAGCAAAAGTTACAGACGACCTGGACAGCAAGAGGCTTCTGAAAGAGCAGAGCAAAAAAGTTTTGCGTCACGAAATCACTCACGCATATCTCTTTGAAAGCGGACTGGCCGAAAACAGCGAATGGGCGCAAAACGAGGAAATTGTTGACTGGATTGCAATACAGGGGCCAAAACTGTACAAGGCATGGCAGGAGGCAGATGCGCTATGACCAAAGGCGCGGCTTTGCAGGCTTTTTTTGAGCGTTTCCTGCCGTCCTATGCGGCGTCTGCCGTGCCGAATGATGTGACATTCCCCTATCTCACCTATGAGCTTATCACAGACGCCTGGGACGGCGGAGAGGTTGGTATAACGGTCAACCTGCGGGATTACACCACCAAAGAAGCGCCGCTCAATGCAAAAGCGCAGGAGTTGTCTAATGCTATTGGCTTGGGCGGCGTGACGCTCCCTTGTGATGATGGCTTTATCTGGCTGAAACGCGGCTCCCCCTGGTGCCAGAGCCTGTACGACGCCAGCGACAGCCACATCAAGCGGCGGTATTTGAACGTGACCGCCGAATACATGACTTTGAATTGAAAGGACTGAAAAGAATTGAAATTTACACGTATTCCCGAGACTGCATTTCAGAAACTGCAGCTGAACGCGGGCATTCTGCTCTCTGACTTTGACCCGGCCACCGGCGAAGTGACGGAGGCCGACCTGATGGGCGCCACCAGCGGCGGCGTGAACTTCACCGCTACGCCCTCCTTCTCTGACTTCGGCGAGGATATTGACAACTGCCCGGTCAACGTTCTGGAACTGAAAAAGCTGGACAGTTGGGAAGTAAAGATGTCCGGCACCTTTATCACTGTGGACACGGCCAGCGCAAAGACCCTAATCGGCGCGGCGGATATCGGAACCACCGACACCACCAAAATCGTCCCTCGCAACGACATTCTGACCACCGATTTCAAGGACATCTGGTGGGTGGGCGACTACTCCGACAAGAACGGCGACACCAACGGCGGCTTTGTGGCCATCCACATGCTGAACGGTTTGTCCACCGGCGGCTTCCAGCTTCAGAGCGGCAACCGGGAAAAGGGCCAGTTTGCCTTTGAGTTTACCGGCCACTATTCCATGGAAGCGCAGGACACCGTACCCTTTGAGGTCTATGTGAAGGCCGGAACGGCGGAGGGTGCTTAATGAAGCTATCTGATATCAAGGGAGACCGCACGCTGGAAGTCATCGCCGAAATTATCGACCCCATCGCCAATATAGTGGAGGACGATACAGCGTCTGCCATGTTCCGCCGGGAGAAGCTTCCGGATGGAGTGACGGCAAAAAAATTCTTACTGCAAAGGGCAAGAAAGTCCCTTCCTGTGCTGCTGAAGGGGCACAAGGCGGATATTATCTCCATTTTGTCCAGCATCGAGGGCGTGCCCCCGGAGGAATACGCCGGGGCTTTGAATCTAGTCAAGCTGCTGAAGGATTGCACAGACCTTTTGACCGATGAAACGTTCAGCGCACTTTTTATCTCAGCGCAGAGCGAGAAACAATCTGGCTCTGCGCCGGAGAATACCGAGGCCCCAGAACAGTAAAGGCGTTTGCCCGGTACGCGGCCGCAAGGCTAGACCGGCAGTTGAAAGAGGGCGCGTACTGGGTCTATGTGACCGATGCGCTGAGAATTATCAGCGAGAACACGGCCAAATATACCGATGGAAATTATCTAAAGGCCAGATATGCAGATATGATTCATCCAAAGCCGCAGGATAACAGAACGGGAGATGAGATCGTAGAGGACATTATCAAGCGGGCTGGATTGGTGGTGAAAACGGAATGAATGTATTTGACTTATATGCAAAAATCGCGCTGGACACCGGAGGCTATGAAAAGGGCCTTGAAGATGCCAGCGGAAAAACCTCTGATTTTGCGGACAAGCTGAAATCCGGACTTGCCACGGCGGCAAAAGTCGGAGCGGCGGCATTGACAGCCGCAAGCACAGCGTTAGGCGCTCTCACGAAACAATCTATCGAAGGATATGCGGAGTATGAGCAGCTTGTCGGCGGCGTGGAAACGCTGTTTAAAACAAGTGCCGACGTGGTGCAGGAGTATGCTGCCAACGCTTATAAGACTGCCGGCCTCTCTGCCAATGAGTACATGGAGACCGTCACCAGTTTTTCCGCGTCCTTGCTGCAAAGCCTGGATAATGATACGGCGGCGGCAGCCGAAAAAGCTGACCTTGCCATTACGGATATGTCGGATAATGCTAATAAAATGGGTACTAGCATGGAGTCCATCCAAAACGCCTATCAAGGGTTTGCCAAGCAAAACTATACCATGTTGGACAACCTAAAATTAGGATATGGTGGCACAAAAGAAGAAATGGGTCGGCTGTTGGAAGACGCCGAAAAACTTGCTGGGCTTGACCCATTCAGCCTTAATATCAATTCTTTTGATGACATTGTGACTGCCATTCATATTGTTCAAACAGAAATGGGAATCACTGGAACCACGGCGCTGGAGGCCAGCACCACCATTCAGGGCAGCGTTTCAGCGATGAAATCCGCATGGTCAAACCTTGTTGCCGGAATCGCAGACGAAAACGCAGACCTTGATACGCTGATCGGGAATGTTGTAACCAGTGCGGAGACGGCGGCGGAGAACATCATCCCCCGCATTACGCAGATCTTGTCCGGCATGGGAGCAGCCATCCAGCAATTAGCGCCTATCCTTGCGGCGGAAGTCCCTGCTCTCATTGCTTCCGTGTTGCCGTCTCTGGTGAGCGCCGGTGCTCAACTTCTGGTTGGCATTACTACGGGCCTGATTGGTGCGCTCCCACAGTTGGCGGCATCAGTCCCGCAGATTGTCACGGAAGTGTACAACAGCCTTGTGGCGGCTGGCCCACAGTTAGTCACAGCGGGGGATGAGCTCCTAACCATGCTGGGAGACGGGATCATTACATACGTTCCCGAACTGATTGCCCGGCTCCCGGAGGTTATTACGGAAATCTACAACTTCATGGCGGAGAACGCCCCAAAGTTTATTGAATCCGGGCTTGAATTTGTTGGGCAGTTGGCACTTGGAATTATAAACGCAATTCCTGATATGGTGGCAAAGCTCCCGGATGTGATAAACGCCATTGTCAACTACATTACTTCTGTCCTTCCAGTTATCGTAAAAAAGGGCTCTGAACTTCTGGGGAAATTGACTGTCGGAATCCTCTCTGCAATCCCTGACCTTGTCGCAGCATTACCCCAAATCATTGCGGCTATTGTCGAAGGGATTGGGGCACTGATGGGGAGTATTGTGGACATTGGGAAGAATGTTGTAAAAGGCATATGGGAAGGCATTACTAGCATGGGTAGTTGGCTGGGAGGCAAAGTAAGCGGATTCTTCGGTGGAATAGTTGATGGCGCAAAAAATGTGCTTGGGATACATTCGCCATCTAAGGTATTTGCACAAATTGGCAACAATATGGCTAAAGGATTGTGGGAAGGATGGAATACTGAGTACATAGGCATAAATAAGGCAATAGAAAATGGTTTTGATTTTGAAAGAGCGAGTATTCTGGGGACATCTAACCCCAATGCTGTAGGTAAGGGGACTGGAATGATTAGCAGCCAATTTTCCACAATCGGAGACATTGTGCTTAATATAACGAGCGAGATTGATGGCGCAGTTTTGTCGCATAAAATGTACAGATACAACATCCGAGAGGGGAAAAACAGGGGGAGTTCCCTGGTGAATGTATGAGTAAGACCTTAAAAATAAATGGGACAGATTTTACAAAAACATTTACTCCATCTGGATATACAGTAGCATATATTAAAAGGCTCGGAAGCAATGGCGGACAAATGAAGGACGGGTCATATAGCGAAGATGTATTAGCACTTAAGGCAAAAATTACGGCCACATGTATGCCATTAACGGATAACGCACAAAGCGAATTGCTACAAGCGATACTTCAGACGCAATACCCGACGTTGTACTATTTTGACCCCAAAGAAGGCGATTACAAGTATATAGAAACTATGGCTGAATTAGGAGAGCAAAAGTACAGGGGGCTTGGATCGGGCCAAAAAGAATATTGGACAGGGTTGGTTATAACATTTGAGGAACGATAATGAGCTACAAAATTGTATATGGGGACCGAACGTTCACAGCCAAGGATATCAAGGAGGGACATTGTTTTATCGGCAATTCCATTGCCGGGGACGAGCTCACAATTGATACATTGGATGTGACGGTCAAAAGCTTTGACACGCAGTTCTTCCCGCTGACGGACTCGGACGGATATCTCCTGTGTGATTCAAACGGACACTTCCTTGTAGCCAGGCCCAGACTGGATGATCTGACACAGTATGTCTATAGCGAGCCGGTGTATTACTACCATGACGATGTGCTGATCGGGAAGTTTTTCCTCTCGTCTGTGATGCGGGTGGGGCTGATCCACTATAAGCTCTCCTGCATTTCGGGGGTTGGGCTGCTGGACAATACCCAGCATTACGGCGGCATGTATACGGGACAAGCCTTGTCTGATGTAGTTGCGGATATTATTTCCGGCACGGTAGAGTACAGCATAGACGAGGCATATCAAAGCATCCCGGTCTATAATTGGCTGCCCATCGGTACGCGGAGAGAAAACCTCCACCAGCTTTTGTTTGTGACGGGGCTCGCCCTGAAAAAGGACGCGAACGGAATTATACGGATTACGGCATTAACAGACGGCAACCCAACAGAAATCGGAGAGAGCCGCTTGTTTTCGGGCGGAAGCATTGATTACAATGCCCCCTCCACGGCGGTTTCGGTCGCGGAACACACATATATAGCATTTGCATCAGACGAAACGGTTACGTTGTTCTCGGGTGAAGCGGCAGCGGAAGATATTATTACGCCGAATGGAGCCAAGGTGTCTGGTGTGCTTGTGCCGTTTGATAACCCGATACACGATCTCCAAATCGACAATGGGGAGATTTTAGAGAGCGGCGTAAACTACGCCGTACTGGCACAGAGCTCAGATTGCCTCCTCACTGGTCAAAAGTATACGCACATTGTACGGGAAATTTTACGCGGCGAGGCTGGGGCCAGCAAGGACAACACCGCTACTGTTACGGACGCGACGCTTGTAAATCTGGCAAATTCCGAAAATGTGGCCGAGCGCGTACTTGCTTACTACAGCAAAGCACGCACTGTCTCCAATGATCTCGTGGTCGGTACAGAGCGCCCAGGCGACCCAATAAGCATGGATGACCCGTTTGGAGACCCCATGACGGGCATTATAAAATCCATGGATATCAATATATCCAATTTGCTCAGAGCGCAAACCGAATTTGTGGAGGGGTACACACCCACCGGAATTGGCAATTATTATGAGCATCTCCTTATCATCACCGAAGATGGGACGGTCACAATCCCGGCAGAAGCAAAAGGCAGGGTGCGCCTTGTCCTCATCTCAGGCGGTCAAGGCGGCGCATCCGGCGAAAAAGGCGCAGACGGCACCAATGACAGCAAAAGCGACGGAAACGGCGGTAAGCCTGGTGCGGGTGGTAAGGCTGGTAAGGGCGGTTCCGGAGGCCGCATTTACATTGCCACGATCCCGGTAACTCCGGGACAAACCTTTGCGGTAAAAATTGGGCGAGGCGGAGTCTACGGCTTTTATTCGGAGGACGGATTGGAAGAAGGCTCGTTTGGAGGAGACACCACTTTTGGGGAATACTCCACCGCGAATGGCCGTGCATCTGAGACTGGATTTGTCGAAATGTTCAGCGGGGTCGTATACGGCTTGCCCGGTGATGACGGTGTGGACGGCGGCAACGGCAGTGGAGAGGACGGCGAGGGAGAAAACGTCGTATATAATGGCGTTACATACACACCCGGCGCACAGGGAGAAACCGCGAGATACGAAAGCAGCAGAATGACCGTCGTAGGCATTGGTGGCTATGGCGGCGGTGCAGCAGCAGGCCACAACGGGAAAGACGGCGATTCGGGCTCCGCAACTTATAATGGCGGAGATGGATACGGCACCGGCGGCGACGGCGGCGCGGGTGCGGACGCGGATGCTCCGGCCACTACTCAGCACCGTGGCAGAGGCGGAACGGGTGGCAACGGCGGCGGCGGTGGCGGTGCAGCAGGCGGTGCATCGAATAACAATGTGACAACCAATAAATGGGATGGCGAGAACGGTATCGGCGGTGCGGGAAGCCATGGCGGTACAGGCGGCCTGGGAATTGCTTTTTTGTACTATTGAGGTGGTAGCGTGGCAAGTATTATAAAAAAACTGATCAACGGGATTTTGGGCGACGTGGTACAGCTTGATCACTCCGCCCAAGATATTGATGACTCCATAACCAAAACATCTCAGCTCACAGGGCGTAATCTGCTGGACAATTGGTATTTTGCGGATTCGATCAATCAGAGAGGGCAGACTGAATACAGCCTTGCTTATTCTTATGGCCTTGATAGGTGGATCCAAAATGGGATTACTGTAACCAATACTGGCGATGTTATCGCTATCTCCGGGAGCATCGGAGACGATAAAATTTATCAATTATTAGAAGATACAAGTTTGGCATCAAAAACCCTTGCTGTATCAGTGCTGTATGGCGGAGTGTTGACTACTCTTACTGGCGTACCAAACACTTCCCCGTCAAAGCTTGGCTCTAATTGTGCTCTATATTTAGGTCTTGTGGGCGGGCGTCCGTATTGTCAATTTTCGCCGGCCACCACAGGACAAATCGTTGCCATCAAACTCGAACTCGGCACACAGCAGACCTTAGCGCGCAAAGCTGCAGACGGTACGTGGGCGCTGATCGACCCGCCGCCTAATAAGGCGGAAGAACTGGCGAAGTGTCAGAGGTATTTCTACAGGAGAAAAGGGACTGCTCCCTATTCAAATTATGGCAACGGTTATATCAACTCCGCAAATGGTGCATTTATTTTCGTTAATGTGCCAGAAATGCGAGTTGCGCCAACTGTTACGGCAAGCGGCAATTTTAGATTAAGCACGCCAGGAACAGCAATTTCAGTTACTTCAATTTCTTCTGGCGGGGCATCCACTAATGGGCTTAATAGGATTTCTGCATCTGCTACAAACTCGTTAACATCTAATACGCCGGTAATGCTGCAAGCAAACAATGACGCGTCTACATACATTGACTTTTCCGCAGACCTATAAGGAGGCAACAACATGGAAGGAACAAAATCCAAAGTGTACGTCCTCCTTGACGGGGACAAGATCATCCGCTGCGAGGGCGGGTATACCATGAGCAACATCCAGGACATTGACGCCTGGACGTACATCGACGAGGGCAGCGGCGACCGCTACAACCTGTGCCAAATCCACTACTTTGACGGGGGCTTATACACTGACGATGGCATCACCCGGTATAAGCTGGAGGACGGTCATGCAGCAGCACGTACCGATGAGGAGATCGAGGCGGACCGTGCAGCGCTGCCCAAGCCATGCCCTCCTGACCTTGCGTCTCGCGTGGAAGCACTAGAGGAGATCACCGCAGCAATTGAGAGAGGGCTATCCACATGAGACTAAGAGCAACAGGCCAAACGCTGGAGTTAGTAGAGTCTGAACGACTGGTCTCCGGGTCGGTAGAAATCTACACGGCAGCATTTGAGTTTGATCCGGCCTGGGATGGATATGCAAAAACAGCGGTGTTTACAGACGATATGGGCCGCAGCGCTGAGATTGCATTGACAGATAATGCATGCACAGTCCCTTGGGAAATCCTTCGGCCGGGCAGGTACATCCATATAGGCATATATGGAGTAAATGGGGACAAGCGATATCCGACGATTTACACAGCGAACGGTCTCAGGGTCTTTGAGGGTGCATTGCCCGCAAACCCATCTCAGCCCCCGAGCCCCACAGAGTATGAGCAGCTATTGAGCATGATCGGAGACACAGCGGCCCTTAAAACCACGGACAAGTCCTCTTTGGTTGCGGCAATCAATGAGATATACCAAGCAGGCGGCGGCGGAAAGTCCGTTACAGATGCTCAGGTAAATGGGGACGGCGACCTTATTATTACTCTGTCAGACGGCACCACCATCAACGCGGGGCATGTAGTGGGCGCGGATGGTGCGCAGGGCCCAGAGGGACCTCAAGGGCCGCCCGGCGCGGAAGGAGAACAGGGACCAGCGGGGCCCAAGGGAGACACCGGGGAGCAAGGCCCGCAGGGGCCCGCAGGTGCGGATGGCGTCGGCCTCCCCACGGTGACCGCAGAGGACAACGGCATGTATGCGGGCGTGGTGGACGGAGCGTGGGGCAAGGTGAGCGCGCCGGGTGGGGGCGGAGAGTGGACAGCGATCCAAACCTTAACGCTTGCTGAAGAGGTTAGGACCGTTTCGGTCAATATGGACTCCTCCGGCACAAGCTTTGCCTGCAAAGAGATTTTAATAAGGCAATTCACAACGTGCTCCGAATCGTCCACACAAAACATGAGCATATATGTAAACAACTCGCCTGTGATCGGAAACATGCCGATGATCAAAAATACCGGGGGCTATGGTCCTGCTGAGATCATGATCAACATTGTTAACGGCAGGGTCAAGGCCGAAGTCATATATGTCGATCGCGTGAAAAGCACGGCGGAATTTGAAACGATTACATTACCCTATAATTATGTGCCGAGTACTGTAAACAGCGGAAAATGGATGACGAATATTCCGTTCCTCGACGCAAGCAGTATAACGTCGATTAAATTAGAATGTACTAATTCTGCGGTTACTTTCGGCATTGGCAGCAAATTTGATATTTACGGGAGGTAATCCATGAGAATCTGCGACAACGGCATCTACCGCGACGCCACAGCAGAAGAGCTCGCAGAGCTGGAGGCCATGGAACAGGCCCAGCCCCCCATCTCGCCCACAGTGACGGAACGGCTCTCCGCGTTGGAGGCGGCCATGCTGGAGCTGATGATGGGAGGGACGGGCGATGGTTGAGTTTATCCGCATTCAGTATCGTCTGGGCCGTCTGACGGCGGAGCAGGTGTGCTTCATGGCCCCGAAGTGGATCACTGCCGATCAGGCGGAAGAGATTATCCATATGTGACAGGCCAACTTGGCCGGAAAGGGAAATTATTATGAAGCATCTGTACGAGTACATCAATGAGATCATGGACATCGCCTCCGTCAATCACGCGGAGCCGCAGAACGCCAAGGATATGTTTTTGGCCAACGTCAGGAACGCCGGGGACCCCACGCTGCCCCACTACAGGGGCGCGGGGAATGTGGACTACGCCGCGCTGGCGGAGGACCTGCCCAGACTGACCCGAGAGGGCGCGGCCCTCGCTCAGGCGGTATTTGACCACTACAGTGAGCTGGTGGAGCTGCGCAGGGCGGGGCGGTACGCCGAGGCGGTGGAGCTGATGCGCGGGGCTGTGGAGGCAGAGTCAAACGGACTTTGCGACGACGATGAGTAAGTACATCGCCTCCATCCCGCGGGGGGACATAGACAGGATACGGATCTACATCAACTCCGGCAAGCTGTCACTCCGGCAGATTGTGGCCCAGGAGGCTCCAGACCTTGCGATCACGGGCAACTTTTGGCTCTACGGCAGCTATCAACCCGCGTGCCCTATCAAGGCAGACGGGAAGGTGCTGGCGACCGACGCATACCACTACCCGGCTCTGATCTGGGATACCGGGCCGGACATCTCCATGGGCATAGTCCCGCCCGGCGGGGCCTGCGGCAAGGCGAACTATATTGCAAATTCTGCCGGACTCTACCAGGGCAAGCCGGAGACCATGTACTGCAAGCCCGATGTCCGGGGGCGTCGTGGCCGGACCGGGTGGGGCATGTGGGGCGGGGCGCTCGCCTTTATCGCCTTCCCGGACGGGGACGGCATGGAGCCGGAGGAGCTGCGGGACTACGTGCAGGGCCTCGGATGGTCTGACTTCATCATGGGCGACGGCGGACGCAAGGTGAACTATTATAACAGGGCCACTGGGGATATGGTGCAGGGCCGTGACCCAAGCCAGAATCTGATTTTGGTCTACAAACGTAAGAGGGCCCCATCCGAGCCCGACGACAGCGATAAGGAGGACAAGCCTATGAGCACAAAATACACCGTCTGTCTTGACCCCGGCCACGGTCCGGACACGGTCAATGGGTCTCCAGACGGGAGTTACAAAGAGAGAGAATTTGCCTGGGATATGTATACCCGCATCCGCCCACTGTTGGAACGGCATGGCGTCAATGTGATCTGCACCAGGACGGATGACACCAAGCCCAGTCTGACCGCCCGTTGCGAGGTGAGCAACAAGGCGGGAGCGGACCTGTTTGTCTCTCTGCACTCCAACGCCGATGGCGGCTCCGGCTGGGGGACGGCGCGGGGGCTGCTGGTCTATACCTCCAGCGGGCCCATGACGGCCAAGCGCAATGTGGCTGCCACTGCCATTGTCAACCGGGCCCATGAGGCGGGGGTATTGCTCCACGGGAGCGGCGTCGCCCACCAGATCGAGTACACGGTGCTGGCAAAGACCGACGCACCCGCCGTGCTCATCGAGTATGGATTCCACACCAACCAGGAGGACATTGGTCTGCTGAAAGACAGCTCCTACCGGGACAAGCTGGCAGAGGCCACGGCAAAGGGCGCGTGCGACTTCCTGGGCATCGCCTGGACGGCTGAGAGTGGCGGGGATGGCACAGATATCCCAGCAGCCGATTGGGCCGCTGAGGCGTGGCAAAAGGCCAAGAGCAATGGTGTCATGGACGGCACCCGGCCTACAGAACCGATTACCCGGCAGGAGCTGGCCCTGGTGCTGGACCGGCTGAATTTGATTTGATGGAGGTACTTACTATGGATATTACTGAGCTCGGCATTGCGGCGCTGCCCGCGATCACTGTCATCTGCCTGCTGGTGGCCCAGGCCGCCAAGGCCACGGCGCTGGACAACAAATGGCTCCCGGTCATCTGCGGTGCGGTGGGCGGTGCGCTGGGTGCGCTGGCGATGCGCATCATGCCGGATTACCCGGCGCAGGATTACATCACCGCCGTTGCAGTTGGCATCGTCTCCGGTCTCGCGGCAACCGGCGTCAATCAGGTTTATAAACAGCTCACCGGAGGTAAGGAGGGCTAAGCAATGGAGTGGACCACAGTAACAGTGATTATCGCCCTTGTGGGCCTTGGGGCGGCAATTATTAAGCCGATTGTATCACTCACGAGGTCCATTACTGAGCTGACAATCCAAGTCAAGGGGCTACGTACCGATATGGATAAGCAGACCGAGCACAACCGAGAAATCCACAAACGCCTGTGGGACCACAATGATGAGCAGGATGACCGGCTGGATGACCACGAGCGGCGGATCGGCTCCCTGGAGCACAAAGCATGAGATAATCCCTGACCTAGCATTTAAGTTGAGATTTGATATCTTTGAAAAGGGAGTGTAAATGTGGGAGCGCACGTTAACATGCCCGAAACCCTGAAAAATCTATTGCGGTCGGAGATTGAACAGGCAATTTACCAGGCGAATCTCGGGAAAACAGACACCGGGATAGCGCAGAGGTATTTGATAGAGCAAATACCTCAAATTGATATCGCAGCAGAATACGGGTGCGAGCGCTCCACAATATCAAGACGACTTCTGCGCATCATTGATAAGGTCGAATCGACTGCCCAAAGGCTAAATTACACATAATTTCACAAAACACGCACACGCCTTCACTGGATTGCCACCCAGTGGAGGCGATTTTTTTGTATAGTAAAGGCAGAGGTGATCCTTATGGGAAACGAGCTGATAACACGGCTTATTAACTGCGGATTCTCCGAGCCAAATGCCAGAGATATCTATTACCGGTATTATATTTGCGGAGATTTTGATGGACTCGAATCCTTTTTGTGCGCAAATGAGAGCATAAAAATAAAAGCAAATGCTCAAATCTCAACTGCGGAGAAAAATGGAGAATGGGAAGATATATCAAATACAATGCAAACCCAGACGGAAAAAATGTAGGGGACTGCACAGTCAGAGCAATTTCTACAGCGCTTGACCAAAGCTGGGAAGAAACCTACATTGGATTAGCTCTCCAGGGGTTTTTGATGGGCGATCTTCCCTCAGCAAATTCTGTATGGGGGGCCTATCTCAGGTCTAAAGGCTTTGTACGCCGTATTGTGCCGGATACTTGCCCAGACTGTTACAACGTGTCTGATTTTGCAGAGGAACATCCGGATGGTACATATATTTTAGCTCTGTCAGGCCATGTGGTATGTGTCAGGGACGGGAACTGGATCGATACATGGGATTCTGGTGGTGGAGTCCCGTTATATTACTGGTGCGAAAGAAAGGATGAATCTTAAATGGCATTTGCTCAACCCTATTTTGGCGGCTATCAGCCTGGGTATTATCAACTCCCTATGCCGGATCAGCTTGCGCAACTGCGGCAGAATCAATTCCAGCCAATCGCGCAGCCCGTAGTACAGCCGCCCCAGATGCAGCAGCCTCCGCAAAATCAGCCCGCATCCAACGGGATTATCTGGTGCCAGGGGGAAGAAGGCGCAAAAGGATTTTTGGTTGCGGCGGGCAATAGCGTGATGTTGATGGACAGCGAGTCCAGCACGTTTTATATCAAGAGCACCGATGCGTCAGGCATGCCACAACCGCTGAGGATCTTCGACTATACCGAGCGCACAGCCACACCTAAAATTGCGACTCCGGCCAATATGCCCCCCAATGTAGAGTTTGCTACAAAAGCGGAGGTTGAGGCCCTGGCGGCTCGTTTAGACGCTCTGACAAGCAAAGATACTGCCAAGCCCGCGAAAAAATCTGCGAAGGAGGATACAGATAATGCCTAATCCGCTCTTTTCTATGCTCGGAGGCAATATGCCCTCTATGCCTGGCCCAATGGGTAATTTTGCACAGATGATGCAGCAGTTTCAGCAATTCCGGGCGAATTTCCAGGGGGACCCGAAAGCAGAGGTGGAAAAACTGCTGCAATCCGGAAAAATGAATCAGAGTCAGCTCAACCAATTGCAGAATATGGCGAGACAATTTCAGCAGCTTATGCCCAAATAAGGCTATAATCGTGGCCACGATTTAATATAGCAACCTTAAAATTATTTTGTAAATGCGAAAGGAGACTACATATGTCTTTGAGTTCTGATGGTACTGTGATGACCATGCCTGTTGCACCCACCAATATGGGCGGAAACGGCTTCGGCGGCTTTGGCGGAGATGGTGCGTGGTGGATTATTATCCTGTTTTTGTTTGTTTTCTGCGGCTGGGGCAACAACGGCTGGGGCGGAAATGGTGGCGGCATGAACGGCGGCGTCGGTTCTGAGGTCCAGCGCGGATTTGACCACTCCTCCGTTGTAACCAAGCTGGACGGCATCACCCAGGGTATTTGTGACAGCACCTATGCCCTTAACAACGCCATCAATACCGGCTTCTCCAATGCGGAACTGTCCCGGTGCAATCAGCAGTCGGCCCTGATGCAGCAGCTCAACAATATGGCTATGCAGGCTCAGAACTGCTGCTGCGAGACCCAACGGGCGATTGACGGCGTGAATTACAACATGGCAACCAATACATGCGCCCTCCAGAACACCATGAACAACAACACCAGGGACATTATTGACAATGCCAATGCCAATTCCAGGGCCATCCTCGATTATCTGTGCCAGGATAAGATTTCTACTCTCCAGGCCGAAAATCAGAGTCTCCGGCTGGCTGCGTCTCAGGCGAACCAGAACGCGGTACTCCAGGCGGCAATGGACGCAAACACTGCGGAGATTCTGCGCCGCACCGCACCTCTGCCTGTCCCGGCTTATCAGGTGGCAAACCCCTATACGGGTGTCTATGGAAGCTGCTGCAATCCCTGCGGCTGCTAAACTGCATAACTGCATCTATTTCGTGACATCACGAAATTGTTCGGCCCCGTGCCGATTTTGAACATAGCGGCGGGGCAATGGCCTCGCCGCTTATTTTAACCGCCTCGAAATCGAGGCATTTAGAAAGGATTGATTTTATGGCTGAGTATACGAATATTGGCCCTGTGACTGTAGCCGCTGGGCAGAATGTGCCCCTTACCGAAACTGCCGTATCTGGGGGAAGCTGTATCGTCCATCGTGAAGGAGCTGGCATTGTGACCCTGCGGGGCCAGACTAACCAGTGCCGGGCACGGTACAAAGTGAGCTTTGGTGGAAACATTGCAATCCCCACCGGCGGGGCCGTGGCTCCGATCTCCATTGCTTTGTCTGTGAGCGGTGAGCCGCTTGCCAGCGCAACTGCAATTGTAACGCCCGCTGCGGTGGAAGACTATTTCAACGTGTTCACGGCAGTCTTTATCGAGGTGCCGCGTGGCTGCTGTGTGACGGTAGCAGTCGAAAATACCAGCACTCAGGCGATCAATGTTGCAAACAGCAATCTGATTGCCGAGCGTGTATGCTAATGGAGAGGAGAGATATTATGAGCATGAGAGCCTTAGAGGACCTACGCGAAATGCTCTGCGACGAGCTGGACGAAATCGCAAAAAAGCAGGAAATGTCCGCAGGCGACCTTGAAACCGTCCATAAACTCACAGACACCATTAAAAACATTGATAAAATCATTATCATGGATGAGGATGGTGGCTATAGTCAGGCCGGAGACTGGGAGATGGAGGGCCGTGGCAATTATGGGCGCGGAAGCAGCTACGCAAGCCGTGGCAAGCATTATGTAAGAGGCCACTACAGCAGAGATGGCGGAGACTATAGCGAGCGCCACCGCGACAGCATGGGCCGTTATAGCCGAAATGGGGCAAAAGAGCACATGATGACGCAGCTGGAAGAGATGGAGCGTAACGCCAGTAATGACAAAGAGCGAGATGCAATCCGCCGTTGTATCAACCAGCTAGAGTCCACCTAAAAAGGAGGCGGCCATATGTTGGACGCCAAAGAAATCGACGTAGCAATCGCCGAACTGGAGTATAAAGACTCCAGCTATAGTAACTACGCAAAGCTGGCAAGCCTCTACACAATCCGGGACCAAATGACCCGGCATGCAGATCGAGGCTATGAGCGGGCCTACTCTGCAGCACCAGCGGCCCTGGAAGAACCCACTCGTGTAATCCGGTACGGCGACAGCGACTTTTTGCGGGCCGTGGAGGGCAAAGACCCTGCGGCGGTGTGGGATATCATGGATGAGTTAATGGACACGCTCAAAGTAGTCAACACAAGAGTGTACAATAGCGTTATGCGGAAAATAGACGCAGTGTAGCAAATTAGCCCCAGAAACTGGGGCTAATTTTATGCGTTATATAATATGATTAAACCGTCAGGTCGAAGGAGGCGACCCGCCAGCCGGCGCGGGCCTGCTGATTGAGCCAGTCCTCAGCGGCTTTATAGTCCATAGCGAGATAGGGGAAGAGCACCCATCGTTCCGTCTTATGCAT